AAGAACCATCACTTCCCTTACATGAAAAAGTTATTGAGAATGGTGACTCTCCTTTAGCTGAAGCATTAAAAACTCATATATTTAAAGCTTTTGATGAAGTAAATAAACCAGCACATTATGCAAGTGGTTCAATAGAATGCATTGACGCTATAGAAGCTCAATTAAACCAACAAGAATTTCGTGGTTATTTAAAAGGAAATATTGCTAAATATCTATGGCGTGAACATAAAAAAGGTGGAGTACAATCCTTAAAGAAAGCTAGATGGTATTTAGATAAATTAATAAGCTTAGGCGGTTAAAAAGTCTTCGTTATCTTCGTCGTCCTCAAGATCATCTTCAAATTCTTCTGAATGTCTTACTCCTAATTGAGTTAGCTCAATATCAGTAGGAACATCAAAATCTATATTTACATTTTCATCAGCCATCAAAGATTTAAGAGCATGCCACTCCATAAGTCTTTGATGATATAAACGTAATAAAGCTAACTGCAATTGATCCCATGTCATTTCCTTTGCGTGTAGCTCAGCTTTACGCATGGAAAATTGAAGCTCTAATGGCAGTTGAAAAGATTTAGGCTCAACTGGCTTATCCATTAAATTTTGTTACTTATATGGTTATTCTACGTCTACCTGTCAAATATGTAATCATATTTATCTCTGACTATATAATATTCTTCTAAAGATAAGACTGTTGATTGTAAATCTTGGTTTTTAATTTCAAAATTATTTATAAATTTAGCAAGCAAATAAGAGCTTATTTTACTTTCTAATTGGTTAATAGCTTCTGTCTGTACTGGAGATCCATCATAGTTACGAAACGCAGTTAATAAAATTCCAGTCGGTAGTTCATCAGAACTATTTATTTCACTAAGAAATAAATTTACTTCTTCTTTTCTCCTATCTAGTAAATGACCGATTGCTTTATGTTCATAATCAAATATCCATTGATTAATTTGTTCAGCAGCTTTATAAAACTGCTCATTATCTATAAGATCTACTATCTCACTATATAAAAAAGGTTCCCATCCTACAGAATGTATAAATGAAATTAACCCTTGTTTCATACCATGATCTAGACCTAAATTTAATTTATTTAATTCCTCCTCAATTAAATTAACTTCATGAAATAAGTATTCTAAAGCCTTTTCTCTAGTACATTTGTGACCTTGTTTTACAGGGCTCCCATCAGGGTAATACTGAGTGCCATAGCCAAAAGTATAAGGTTCTTTTCCCGTGGACGGATCTTCGTAAGCTTTCTCATTGTAGCCTTCATATTTTTGAATTAATGTAACAGCTTTCGAAAAATCTGTCATAAAAGTTATAACTATTCATTAATAATAATACATAATTTTATTACTTTGTGTACTAATTTGATTGCTTAAATTAAAAGAATTTAAAGCCTTTTGTAAAGTCACTCAAGATCTCTTGGCCTTTAGCACTCTTATAATCATCATCGTCATCGTCATCATCAAAAGGATCAAAACTAAATACACTAGATTTTTTATCTTTTTTATCTGTAGTAGTTTTTTTAGTAGAACTACCAAAGTCGTCACCTAATAGTGTTTCTACACTACCTAAAGCTGCGTATGGATCACTGTCATCCCATGAACCTAGAGTTATCTTACCGTCTTTAGAACCAGCTTGAGTAAGTAATTCTTGACTACTTGGATCTAAATCAGGAAAAACTTTATCGTAAAAATCGTCTTCTGTTCCTTCGTAGCCAGCACCTTGAAAAATTTTATATAGTTGTGTATCTCCTTTTAATTGATCAGCTGGATTATAGTCTTCGTCTCTTTGAATGTAATCTATACCTAATAACTCCTGAGTAGGTCTTTCTTTTTTCTCATTTAAATATTTAATAGATTGTCTCATATCGAGAGCAGAATTACCACTCATTCCATCAATAACATATTGTTTTAATTCATCAAAACTTCCTGTAAATCCTTCAATAAGACTTTTTCCATCAGAACCTGTAAGAGCAGATTCCCAAGAATCTGGGACATTAGGGTCTATACCTTCTAACATGTCATCTGCAAACTCTTCTGGACGTATAAACTGTCCAAATACATGAGGTTGTCTAGCTACTTCCTCTTGTAAAGCAGGAAAAATTTGTGTATAAATCATTTCTTTAACTTTTCCAGGACTCATAATATCTTCTGCACCATCAAATTTATAGTTTTCATGTTGTCCTTTAATCTGATAATGTAATCTTGCAAATTGATCTGCACTAGTTACATCAGTTCCAAATCGATATATTTGTTCTCGCCAAGTTCCTAAACCTGGGTTTAATGGATCAACTAATTCATCTGGATTATTTTGTGCCTTATCCCAATCTGCAGCAACCATATCTCTTTGTTTAGTGTAGTCAGCTTCTCTAGCTTCATTCATACCTGCTTTTCCAGTGGGATCTGTATAGAAAGTAGAATCAAAACCTTTATCAGATGCTGATCTTAATTGATCTAAATAAGACTGAGCATGACTTTGTCCTACTTGTTGTACAGCATTAAGAATATCTTGTGTTTGAAACGGGTTTTGTTCTTCTTGTCTTACGTCTAAGTATTCAACAAATTCACTCATGGATCTAGATTCATCAAATCTAGGTTTTAAATAACTATTAATATAATCTTCGGCAAACTCTTTTTGTATTGTTATATTTCGTTCTGCATCATCTACTGTATAACCTAATTCAATATCATCATCATATTTTTGTTGTATTTTTTCATCAAACCATTTTTCCCAATTATGAACAACATTATTACTAACTCCAGTTATACCACTAAGTTTTCTTTCTAATTTATCTTGATCAAAATCATCATCCCCAGTAATTGCTAAATAACCTCCTATACCACTGTCTCCAAGTATTGAATTACTTAGAGTTTCATTAATATTTAATACCTCATTAAATTGACCGAAATTTCTAAACATTGCCATTTCTTGTTCTTTAACTTTAGCTCTTTTCATTTCATCTATACTTTCTTTCAAAATATTTTGATTTAAAGCACCGAACCGTTCTACGTTTAATAGATTTTGTGTACCAACAGATTCAGTGATTCTATCTTCTAAATCAGTAATTCCTGCTCCAGTACCTATTAAACTATCCATAACTTTCTTATGCTCTTCATTAGGTGCTATTCCCTGGGCTTCATTACCTCTAGCAGAAATTTTATATAAGTAAGCAAACTGCTCTGGTTCAGTTACCTTTAAATAATTCTGACCAGCTAATTTAACCCAATAATTATCTGTATCCCCTTCTTTTTTAGCATTTTTTGCTTCTTCCCATGCTGCTTTAATTTCAGGCACGTCTTCTATCATATCTAAATCTTCATCTACAATTCCTAGTTGTTTATCTCTAACTGCCATGACATCAGCATCTGTCTGATTTTCCCACTTTGCTGTACCATCATCTTCTAATACTATGTCTGGTGCTTCTTCTAAATATTCTGAAGCCATATTTAATACTTCAGCTTCATTTCCTCTTGCTCCAGAGTCTTTACCTACTGTGGTGTAGTGCCACCACATATAATTATTTCTTCCATAACCCTCTGTTAAATCTATATCATCATTAGCAACAGCTTCATTATATTTATCTCTAGCTACAGCATTATTATCAGAATAATAACTTGCATTAAAATTTCCATATTCAGGTTTAGCTCCTAAAGAATTATCCCATTTATGTAAATGTTCATCTCTATAAAAATCTTTATATACACCTTTTAATTGATTTACAATTTTATTTGCATTGGAATTAGATATACCAGCTGCTATTAAATCATCTTTTGTTACCTTATCTCTTTGTTTAACATAATCTCCACCTTGAGTTTTAGTAGATACATTTTTTAGTTTCGTATATAGATTATTTTTTGCTGTATTTTTTTTATTTGTCTCTATATTTGCCTTTTTAATTCTATCTCCCTCTGCGTTTTGTTTAGTATTATAATTATCATCTATATCTACTGCTATATTCTGCATTTGAGTTTTTCCAGCAAAACTATTTCGTGTACCGTCTCTGTAATAGCTACTACTACTATTGATATTATGAACTGTATTTTGGTGGGTATGAGCATTGCTCCATAAAGTACCTGTTTCATTAGTATCTAAATTTTTAATTGCTCCATATGTCGTTGAACCTCTACCTCCTGCCTTAATGAATCTATGACCACTTTTTACTACACCAAGTATATTCATTTTGCTTCCACTGGATTTATCAGTAATACCTGAAGCCCAATGTGAATTAGGTAAATATCTAGTAGTGCTTTTAAGTTTCCTACTATACAAATGCTGCTCAACTAACCTTTTCCATGCATTAAAATTATTTTCGGGACGTGTAACATCTACTTCCATATAAATCCCATCAGTAGAATTCTGCCACTCAGGTTTATGTTTTGTTACTCCATATACAGGCTGATGATTCCAACCTTTATATCCTCGTCCTTTAATGTTATAACTGGTAGATTCTCCACCTTTATAAGCTACTAAATATAACTTTTCTTTACCTAGAGTACCATCTGCTTTAGTTGGTTCTTTAGGAATATTTTCTTCATAATCAGTAGTTTCATTATCTCCATCCCATTGATTCTTATCTGAATTCCAATTCAAACTGATCTTATCAATATTACTAGTATCTCCTTCAATTTTTTTTATAGTTTTTATATATTGATCGTAAGCTTTCTTCCTAGTTGCTTCATACTCTTCTTTGTAACCCATTTATCTAACTAGATTTTATTAATTCTAATTCATTATAAAATATACGATTAAAAGATTCTTTCATCCAATCTTTAATCTTAAGTAGTCTTAGATCACTATAAAAAATTTGATCTATATACCATTCCTCCATATTGCAACTTCCTTTGTCAGAATTACAGTTACGACAAGCCGGAATAAGATTATTTCTATTACTAGAACCAGATTTAAATTTTGGAATTATATGATCAAGAGATGTAGCTTTTTCTCCACAATATCCACATTGATGATTCCAAGCTTCATATATTGATTGTCGATATCGTTTTTTCGCTAGTTTTGGAGTAATTTCGATGAGCAGGGAAAGTGGTTCCTGTTCATTTTGAAACATACTCAAAATTGCTGTTATCTAATTTTAAGTTGTCTTATACGTACTTCCTAACATAAAAAAATAGTTAAGACTGTTGACAGTCAATTCAGTTCGTATACTGTAACAGTGTTTGCATTTCTTAACTATGTCTACCAAAGCTAACACTGGATGGGTCTCTGTAAGGAGAGCTACGCAAATTTTAGATGTCGACAAGGCAACTCTTTTCAAGTGGCGTGACGATGGAACTCTAAAACTTGGACCTGACTACGCAGCTTTTCCCAAGACAAGATCTAGAGATAGCTTCAAATACAATATAGGGAATGTAAGAACAAAACTAAAAGAAAAAGGTCTAATTGCTATTTAAATTTACAAAAGAAAACCCAGTAGCTTAATGTTACTGGGTCTTTTTGTGTCTAGTTCTACCAGATTCCAGGAATAATTTGTCCAGTTGTAACATAAGCTCCTAGAGCTGCAAGGATACCAATCATTGCCCAACGACCATTGGCTTTTTCAGCTTCTATGCCATATCCTTTATAATCCTCATCTAGGTAAGGCTTAACTTCTTTCGCAAAGATGTTTTGCTTACCATATTCAGTAATTATATGAGAATCCATTTAAAAAATACCAGGGATGATTTGTCCAGTAGTTGCATATGCACCTAAAGCTGCAATAATACCAATCATTGCTGCCCAACCATTAACACGTTCTGCATAAGCTTTTTGCTCTTCTACATCGATAGCAATTGCTTTAGCGGTACTTTTAGAAGACATGGAAGTAATAATTCGATTCCTTATATATTACATTAAGTTTTATTAAGAACTAGGTAGTTATCCCTACTACAAACGAAATCAATAAAAAAGTCCCTGTTATAACAAGGACTTTAATAAAAGTTTTAATTTTAAAACTTAAAAAGAATACTTGATTCCTAACTTTGTACCGTAGGTGTTGTCAGCGTCTTCCACTTGTGCGAAAGATACTTCACCATTGAGTTTAATTTTATCTGTAACTGGGAGTTTAGCACCAAGCTTCTC